TATCGACCCCGCCGCTCCCGCTGCCGACTGGTTGCCAGACGGCCCCATCCCAGGAGTAGGTGTTCCCGGTGTCCGTCTCATAAAAGAAATATCCCGGGTGTGGCGGGGCATTCGACGGCGAGGGAGGACTGGGGGTAAACGCCAACCGTTCGGCGTTGGTGCCCGAGGCGACGAAGTAATTGAGGGTGGAATCCGCCATCTACGGCCCTGCCACCAGAATCAAGACTCCGGACCCATCCGTGATAAAGACCGGCGGTTCACTCCCATCCACCAGCGGGATCCAACTCCCACCCCCGGAGGACGACAGCACCGTGCCGGTCATCGTCAGCCCTGTCCCCAACGTGATTTCCTGTGGCGGTCCATCTCCCGCGAGTGATCCGCGGCCAATCAGCGTGGAGGCGGTCTCATCCTCCAACGCGGTGAGTGGCGTGGAGCCAGCGATAATGTTCTGCCCGGGGAGGACGGTCAGGCCGGTCGTAACACCCGTCCCGCCGTGCGCTGGGTCGACGGTCCCGGTCGCTTGAGACAAGTCCGCGGGCGCCACGGCATCGCCAGCAATGGTGTCCCACCACGCCTGATAAATCTCGAGGCCATGCTCGCCCGTCCACGCGTCACGCTTCCCGGCATAGCGGGGTTGCTTGGTAGAGGTCCGCGTCCCGCCTTCTACCGGCCCTACTGGGGTGGCCGAAGGCGTAATCGGGGACTCTGGGGTGAGGACGAGTGACCCGCTGGCGGTGGTCCCGGAGGTAAATCCGCCCGTCGTGGTGACAAAATCCGCGAGTCGGAGACTGGTCCGTGACTCTCCAGAGGTGATGCTCCAGCCGACCCGCACCGTCCCAGCAGACAGCGAGACCGCATCGGGGAAGAAGATGTTCGGAGAGGTGCTCAGGATGTAGCCGGTGCTCGAGGTCGCCGGCCGGATGCTAATCGCCGTCGCAGAGACTTCCACCACCCAGACGGTGCCGGAAATCTTCACCGGCACCATCGAGGCCACGACCACATCCGTCCGAGGGGCGAATGAGGCGAGCGACCCGGACACGATGTCTCGCAAATGCCACTTCAGTTGTCCGTCCTGATACGCAACGAGGTCGTCTTTCGCTCGGAGTCGTTGCGTCCCGGCCAGCACGGAGGCCGAAATCGTCGCCATCGTGCTGCCGTTGGCGGCATAGGTAACAATCCCATTATCGGCGGCATAGTTCTGGACCACCGCCATCCGGCCCGAGGCGTCGATGTCCCCAAGGGCGGCAAGTGGGAGCGTCAACCCCAATCCCGCACTGGAGTGAATCCCCCCTCCCGCGACGAATCGCGCCCAGTTCAGATTGCCGGCCCGAAACTGCTGGGCAAGATCCGACGCACTGGTGGTAGCAACCAGGTCGGTCAGCGTATCGGTGGAGACAACGAGTTGCTTGAGGTGCCAGAGACCGCCGGTGAAGGCTTGGCCTCCACACGTGTCGTCATCCAGCCAGCCCCAGCCGCCGCCGACATACCCGGTGAGAGACGGGGGTTCGACCCCATCGATGGAGATCGTCCCGGACCCTTGGCCCATCAGGCCTTTGCCGGTGGTCGGAGAGAGGCGCATTAACTAGTCCCCTCGGTGATGTCGAAGAAGCTGTCAATCAGGGACCACTGGACTGGATCGGACACCGCCACGCGATAAATCCGTTCTCTAGACTGGCTCATCATGCGCTGTATGATACGCCTTTTGTACTGCCCCATCGGGCCAGACTCAAGGAGATGGAGCTTGCTCCAGGTATGCCCCCCATCATCCGACCAGTCCAACTCCACAATCGGATTGCTGCCCTGCCCGTCGTTGATCCCCGTACCGGACTCGAAATAGAGCTGCAACTTGTGGAAGAACAGCCGATGCTGCTCCTGACTCACGACGGGGAACCAGCGCTCCCGGCGGATGGGATCGACCTGGGGCACTCCGCCCCCACCACCTCCGACAAAAGTATTCGTGACGGTGACGATGACGAGTTCCCCAACATCTACCGTGATGTTGTCAATCGGGCTGTCATTACTCACTTCGTAGACCGGCTCGGCCCATCCCGTCAGTTGACTTTCGGTGATGCCATACCCACTTCCGGGAGTGACGGCACTATAGAGTTCGGTCTGGCCATCCGACAAGGTAAACGAGACGGGCGATAGCCCGCCAAAGGCATCAAACGAAAACACGGCCGGATCACCCGTGGGATCCGTCACCTTCACCACTTCAATGGCGCCATTCCCTCCGGTAAACGCATTCGCGTCCTGCAAGACCACAAAGGGGCACGATCCCGGCGGGCCAAAGCGTGCCGTCGGCGTCTCGGTCGCAGTGGCGGAATAGACGCCTTCTTCGTATTCCGGCGTCTCAAAGTCGTGGAGAACAAACCCATCCGCAATCCGGATCTGGCGCAGCCGGTGGATGTTGTCCGTGTGATGCGTCAGCACCCAGAAGTTGACATCCGTGGCGACACCACTGGTGTTGTCGTAGCCCAAGACCGGATCCCCATACCCGGCAATCGTGGGACCGAGGGCATACGTGTTGAGCGTGGCCCCTGTGGCGTCATACTGCACGGCGTAGGTATCGAGGCCGGTATTCTTCAGATAGAGCGCAATGAGCGTCCCGTCATAGAGCACCAGCAGGCTGGTCAGGAAATAGTTGGCGACGGCCGCCACGAGATCGGCACCAGCCACCATCCCTGGAATCGTCCGCGTCTTGATCGCGCTCGTCAGTGAAAACCCATAGTAGAGCAGGCTTTCATCGTTCTTCGTGGCGAGCGCATAGACGACACTTCCCCCTGTGGCAAAGGAATACGCCGCTAACTCCGCGCCGGAATTGCTTACCACCCGAATATTCGTGCTCCCGCCCGCCGCTTTCGCGACATAGAATTTGTCTGCGACTCGGTTGGCCCGCACACGTACTGAGGGGGTATAGGCGAGCGTGGCTCCAACCGTAAAATCGGCGTTGTAGAAGATGGCGCGGTTGTTTGGATCATCCTCGAACAGCATCACGCCGCTGGGGAGAATGTCCCCACTCAACCCTGAGGCGAATCCTGTCGGGGCTGGAAGCGTGTTATCGAAGTTGAGCACCGCGCCGGTCGTGCCGGACAGAAACACGCCGGGATGGACGTATTCTCCGTGGGGTGGGCTGATCTGGAAATCATCGATGATAAAGATGTCCCCTGCGGCCACACTCAGATTTGGCCCGACGATCATCGAGATACTGATCTCGGCATCCGCATACGTGACCGGAAAGTTGGTCAGGACTTTCAGGTAGTAGGTCGTACTCGGCGCGACATGGCACTGCGTGGCCTTGTTCTTCGGATCCCCGGCGATGAATGTCTCATCCCAATAGAGCGCAAGTGTCGGCGGCGTGCCCGTATAGAGTTGGAAACTCGGCTGGTAGTTGACGAGATCGCCAAAGACGAAAATCCCCGCGACGTTGATCGTGCCTGGGGTCGTGAACGTGTACCAGAGATTGAACAGGCTATCCGCGCCGAGTGACGCTGAGTAGGTCACGGGCATGGTGCCCAGATCGATGGCATCGGCGGGATCCGTCGTGTCCGGGAACGGGGTGTCTGGGGGGAAGGTAATGCTTCCGTTCGTCGTCCAGTCTCGTCCGTTCCCGGAGATGTCCAACCCATCCGAGACGAGCGGGGTATCCCGCCATAGCGATCCGGCATGGACCACCGTGGTGCTCACCATTTCCGCGCCCACCTGGTCATCCGTCAGGGTGGTATTCCAGGCCCGGAAATAGAGGACATCCAGATCCATCTGCGCGGTCAGCGGATCGCCGTCAAAGCCAATTACTTCCGCATTCGTAGAGGCCGGGGTGGGCGCCCCGCCGAGATCGAAGGAGTAGGGCGCAATCGCGAGGACGCCATTGACAAGAAACCGATGCGTCGTACCACCATCACGCACCCAGCACATATGGAACCAGGTGCCGGCAGCGACCGTTGACGCATTGACATCCACGAAGAACCCGGCAGGACGCTGCTGGAATTGGTCGGGGAACTCGCCTTCTACGGTAAACAACCCGCCATTACTCTCATCGGCAGGGAAGGCCCCCGTGGCGTCGTAGATGGTGTTGTACTTCCCCGCGGCAATTGAGGACCGATTCCGGACCCACGCCATGACCGTCCTATTGGCGTCCAACAGCGACAGGAGTCCTGTGGTGGTCGAAAAGTAGTCCGAGGTGGTGGCGAAATACGCCATTTACCGGCAGGCCTCCACAATCGGCTGCACGAGGATCCATCGGGCGAGCAGCAGCGCAATCCCGCCCGCAATCGCCCACCGCGCCCAATACTGAAAAGGTGTCATCGTAACAACCGGCCCACTCATCGCCGTCTGGGCGCCCGAATGTTCCGCGCGCCGTAGAAATGCACCCCGCAGAGCAATCGCCCCGTCTCCAGCGTCGGCTGGAGCGGATTCGAGAACTGCACGTACCCCGTCTGCTTCGGCGTCACCCCGGTTTTCGTCACGGGTTGGCGACAGATCTGACAGGTCCACGCGTCCCGCTTCCAGATCGCCTCGACCACATTGGCGATACGCGCGCGTTCCGCCTGAAACGCCGCGACATTCCGTGCCCGCAGTCCGGTCGCCTTCACAGCCCCGTCCCCATCACCACCGTGTCCGTGGCAAACGTCAACGACTGCTTGTAGATCGTCCCGCCCTGCCGGTCTCCAACGAGATGCGAGGCAAACCCGAACGCATGACACCGCCCCAGATGCGGATAATGCCGCCGGAGGGTCGTGCTCCACTGCGAGCGCTCACACCACAACCCGTTACTCACATCCAGCGTCCACGAGGTCTGCATGTTCGGGGCATAGACCTGATAGAACGTGTGCCCCGCTTCGGTATACGCCCAGCAGATGCATTGGTTCATCCCCTCCGCACGGTTGAAGAAAATCTCCGAGCTGTAGCTCGAGACCCGCTGGAAGTTGTAGCCGGAAATCTTCATCACCTGGTCTTGCCCATTCTGATTGCCAGTGAGGGCAAAGAGGGTATTGTCCAATGACACCACGGAATCCTGGGCACTGACTCCCCACTCCACCACCGTCTCCGAGACAGGCTGGAAGGGGACATCCGCATCCCCAGTGTCGATGTAGGGAATCGAGTGCTGCGACCCGAAGAGCCAGACTGTCTCATGGCTCGTCGCAATCTGCACGAGGTTGTCCGAGAACAGGGAGACTTCCTCCACCTGAATCGGATCCCAACTGGTCGCGTCCAAGAGCGCCGAGTAGTAAATCTGTCGCGTGCCCCCTCTGAGTGCGATGAAGTCGCTGTCGAAGAACACGACCGTCTGGACCGGCTGCATAAAGTTGATCGACGTGACATGTGTGAGCACGTTCGTCAACAGATCCAGCACATACAACTGCCCCGAGGCCGTAATCGCCAGTTGGTTGCTCTGCGTCCCTGACGAGGCAAAGGAGACCGGATGCGGGTCGAACGTCCCGACCGTCCCAAGAACGGTGGTATGCCCAGAGGCAAACACTTCCTCAAGGCTGTTCCCGCCCACGGCGAAGCACCGGCCGTCCTGGTAGAAGATCCCACGAACAGGACCGGCACTCAGCGTGGCGAAGGGACTTAGGCCGGGGCGTGGGACGAGTTGGCCTTGTGGGTTCCGGCCCTTGCCTCCCCCATCGGGAGACTCGACAAACCAGTTGATGGTCCGTTCCGCATTCGCATTGCGCGAATACGTCATCCCGGACGGACCGACGACCTGTGGGACGACCGACATCAGACAAACACTCCAGTCGTGGTGTTCAGTGTCAGATAGGAGAGGGAAATCGTGGCCGTATTAGAGGCATGCCCGCCTCCATAATTCGGGATGCCTCCCCAGATGTCCGCGATCAACAGCGGCTTGTTCGCGTTCACGGAATCACCGCCCGTGACAATAATGCCATCAAAATTCAACGTCCCTGGCGCGATGTCAATCCCCATCACCCATGACAAGGCGAACGTCCCGGTGGATCCGAGCACGCCATCCATCAGGCAGGGCGAGGAGACGACCACACTGGATGCGACCGTATCTCCAATCGCGAATGACCACGACGCATCCGTGATGCTGGTATAGACACTCACAAGCGTGATGATGCCAATCGCTTGCACCGGCACCAGTAATTGGGATGCGCCTGGGGCAGCCACCACCGAGATACCTGTCGTGGGCAACGCGATCATCTGCGCGTTAGTCAGCGTCACCGTGGCCTGATGGACAATCGAACTCCCCGATCCTGAGGCACTCCCCGTCCCACCACTAAAGGTCCAATCCACCGAGGCGCTGTCGATCACCGCCTGCGGCCCCGACGGCCCTTCGACCACGGATGGCCCAGTCATCTCCGTCGAGAGTCCATACGTGACCGTCACGCCAGCCGCATGGGCGAGCGCCGTGGTGCCGTTATATCCCCGTTGCACGGTGAGCGTACGTCCAATGGAGGAGAGCACCTCCATTGTCTCTGCGTTATTCACCAGCAGGAGCGTACGTGCGCCGAATCCAACCACGGGCGCCGTATAGGCCGCGAGGGTGACTTGTGTAGACCGCACCGTCAGCGCGGTCGATAGGGTCGTATCAACCGTCGCCATGCACGGCCGCTAGACCTGATACAGCGCAACCATGAGGGTGGCCGAAGTCGTCGTGGAGTTCACCCGCTTGATCGCCAAGGGGAGAATCTCTCCGGCGACCGCCGTAAACTGCGCGGTCGAGTCATCCTGAAACACCGCCACCACAATCCCCGCGCCCCCGACATACACCGCATCGGTCAGGCGCTTGGAGGCATCGTAGGTCGTCAGGTTAACCGTATCGCTCTTGGTGATGGCTTCCGCGTGGTTAAAGACCACCGCAGGCTGAGACATGGCACTCCCTATCGGCTACTCGAGCCAGTGGTGGTGTCGGTGAGCACGTTATACGCCCCTGACGAACTCCCCAGTAGCGCCTGATCCACTCCGAGCATCCCCGGATCGAGATTCGGACGCTTCATCGTCATCAGGGCTTGGGTCCGTAGTTCCTGCAAGGTCGGTGGCGCCTGTAAGCCCATCGGCCCACAGAGACGGAAGGCGAGATCGTAATGGAACGCATCCGTATACCCAGGCGGGACGATGATGGTTGTCTGGAGTGTGATCGGTTCCGTCACGCCCGCTTGCAGGTAGAGCGCGACCTCCACATCCTGCGTCACCACCGGCCACCAGGTAATCGACCCGTTCTCAGTGGTAATACTGGTCTGGTAGTAGTACTGCGTCGGGAGTGACGAACTCAGCGTCTTGATGCTCAGGTTCTGAAACTGCTGGTCACTCATCGGCCCCATCGGCACTTCCACCGGAGGGGTCGAACTCGGGACGATGTAGTTGATCTGGTTCACGAACACCGGCCGCTGCGCGACGATATCCCCCGTAGGGCCGATGCTGCTCGAGGCGGTCCCTGACGGAATCGTGAAGGTGATCCGGTTGGACACCGCGAGAGAGAGTTCATCGGCCTGCCACGCATTCAACTGCCGCTGGAAATACCGCAGCGCGATCTCCATGAGATCGGCCGACAGAATCTCCCCCGGAGATCCCACGCCGATCTCGAGGAGCGCATCCGTGAGAATCGCCCGAACAGTCGGCATTTATGCTTTCTTCGGTCGTCCCGGCTTCCGCTTGAGCGTAGCGCTGGCGTCGGACACCGCTGCCGCATCCGCCGCAGGGAGGGCCGCCAGTCGTGCGGTGAGCGCCGCTCTCCGTTGAACCTGCGACTCCGCAATGACCATCGTGCGCTCCTCCGGCGTCAACGACGCCAGCGCATCTTCCACTTCATCCGTCTGACTCACCGGCATCTGCTCCGGCATCCCCCGCTGCCACCCCTCC